AGTACTGGTACGTCGAGCACTCAACCCGCAAACGCGTGCGCCTCGATGACGGCTCGTGGAGCTTCGAGGACGACGTCCCCGAGGGCCGGTCCGCCGCCGAGGGCGACGGCGCGCGCAGTCGTGACATCGACGTGCGCACGGTGAAGTGGTGCAAGCTCACCGCCGCCGACATCCTCGAGGAGCAGGACTGGGACGGGCGCTATATCCCCATCGTCCAGGTGCTCGGCAAGGAATACAACATCAACGGCGAGCGGGTGTATCTCGGGATGATCAGCGGCGCGAAGGATGCGCAGCGGTCGTATAACTACTTCCGCTCGGCGCAGACCGAAGCGATCGGCCTGGCGAAAAGCGCGCAGTGGCTCGTCGCGGAAGGACAGCTGGAGAACTACGAACGCTGGTGGCAGTCGCCCGAGAACCTGCCCTACCTGCCGTACAAGCCGACAGCGCTCAACGGCCAGCCCGTCCCGCCGCCGAACCGGATCATCGCGGAGCCTGCCATCGAGGCGATCACGTTGGCCGTACGGGAAGCGGACAACGACATTAAGGCCACGACAGGCGTGTTCGATCCCAGCCTCGGGAATTTCTCGAGCGGCGAACGGAGCGGCAAGGCCATCTCACGCTTGCAGGAGCAGGGCGAGCGCGGGAACAGCAACTATCTCGACCAACTCGCGCAGGTGAGCATGGTCTACGAAGCGAAGATCCTGCTGGACCTGATCCCGAAGGTCTACGACCGGGCCGGGCGGATCGCGCGCATCCTCGGCATCGACGACGAGCCGAAAGCGGTGATGCTGAATCAGCCGTTCGTGCGCACGCCGGATGGCGAGCCGCAGCCGCTGCCGGCCGGGATGCCCGCACCGAAACAGGCCGAGCATTACAACCTCGCAGACGGGCAGTACAGCGTCACCGTGAGCGTCGGTAAGGCCTTCGGGACGCAGCGCCTGGAGGGGGCCGCGATGATCGGGGATCTGCTCGCGGCGGCGCCCGCACTCGCGCCGGCGATCTCGGATCTCTGGGTCGGGCAGATGGATTTCCCGAAGGCGCAGGAGATCAGCGACCGGCTCAAGAAGCTGTTGCCGCCGCCGTTGCAGGAGCAAGCCGAGGGACAGCCGGATCTGCCGCCGCAGGTCCTGCAGCAGATGCAGCAGGCGCAGCAGATGCTTGATGCACTGACGCAGCAGGTCAACGTCCTGACCGACAAGCTGCAGTCGGAGGAAGCGAAGTATCAGGCGCAGGCGGCCATCAAGCAGATGGAGCTCGAAAGCCGGGAGCGGATCGCCGCGATGCAGGTGCAGGCACAGCTCTTGGAGACGCAGGCGAAGATCCAGACGCAGGAAGCCATCGCGCTGGTGAAGGCGGAGATCGATCGGCTGAAGGCGGAGTACTCGCTAGTGGATCACCGGGAGTCGCGGGTGGGGCAGCAAATCGCGGAGACGGTGACGGGCGGGAACGGGGAGGCACGACTGGAGTAACCAATGCTGATCACGCTGCTGGTGCTGGTCGTTATCGTCGCGCTCGTGCTGTGGTTGCTGGAAACGCTCCCGCTCAGTCCGCAGTCGCGCACGTTGCTCCGCGTGCTGGTCGTGATCATCGCGATCGTCGTGCTCTTGAACATGCTCGGCTACTTGGGCGGAAGGGCGCTGCCATGAGTGCGACGGCACCCACGAACGCGCAGACCCCGACGTGTGCGCATTGCGGCTGTCTGATTCAAGGCGGCTTCTATGTGACTGAGTTGCCGCACACGCACGCGGGTCCACGAGAATATCGGTTCTGGCATCAAGAGTGTTTAGAAACGCAAGCGGAACTCGTGACCGACGACGACCACGATGAACATCGCGGATAACACCGAGCTTGACTTCGACGTGAGTTCTTCGGTGCCGGACGTGCCCGAGCCGCCGTCGGCGCCATCACCGGCCGCGCCGGGCGATCCAACCGAGGAGCCACCGCCGCCGGAGCCGTCGACGCAGCCGGACCCGGCGGCGCCTGCTGCTCCCGAGGTGCCCGACGACGACGCGGAGGACTCTGCTGATCCGCCCGATCTGGCGAGTGAAGCAGGCCGCGAACTGGCGAAGAAACGCTGGCGCAGTCATCAGCACCGCATCAACGACCTGACGCAGAAGCGGCGCGAGGCCGAACGGCAACTGGTGGCCGAGCGTGCGGAGCGTGAACGGCTCGCCCGTGAGCTGGCGTCCCACCGCGCCCCTCCGTCCGTTCAGCCGGAGCCTGTATCGCGCCGGGATGCCGCTCCGGGCGAGTCCTTCCCCGCCTTCGAAACATGGGTGCAGGAGGGCCAGAACCAGCAGAAGTCGTACGAGGATTACATCCGGGCCGCGGCCCGCTTTGAGGCGCAACAGATTTTCGCAGCCGAACGCGACCGCATCGCGCAGGAGGCTGCTGCTCGTGAGGCGTTCGAACAGACGCGCACGTTCGCGGAACGTACCGCGCAGTTTCGGACGACGCACGCCGACTACGATGCGACCGTGGGCGCTGTCACGGATCCGCTCAGCGCATTGGTTCGGCAGGCGATCCTGGAGTCCCCACTAGGCCCGTCCCTGCTGTACCACCTCGCCACCCATCCGGAGGATCGTCAGCAGGTGATCGCGACGAATCCGGATGGGCGTGCGCTTCGCTATTTGGGGAAACTGGAAGCGCGTCTGGAAGCTGCCACGACCGGCCCAGCCCGGACGCCTGCGGTCACGACTGCGAAACCACCGATTAAGCCGGTCGGTGGGTCGCCTGTCAGCGGGGACAGCCCGCCCGATCCGGATTCTGAAGACCTCGATGCGCATATCGAGTTCTACAACCGGCAGGAGCGTGGACGCCGCCGCTGAGTGATCAGCAGGTGGATCGATGGCAACCAATACCCTCGTGACCCCGACGTGGGTCACGAAAGAGGTCGCCCGCGGCTACGTCAACGAGCTGCGGTTTGCGGCCAACGTGAACCGGGACTACGACGATGCCTTCCGCGTGGCGGGCGCGAAGGTCGGCTACACGGTCAACGCGCGCCTCCCGCAGCGCTTCATGGTGACGCGCGGCGAAGCGCTCCAGCTCCAGCCGCTGCTCGATCAGACGGTCCCGATCAGTCTGACGACGCAGAACAACATCGCGTGGTCGTACTCCAGTGCGGACGCGACGATGCTGATCGAGGAAGTGCGCGAGCGCCGGATCAATCCGGCCGCCGAAGCGCTCGCCAATGCGGTGGACGTCGCGGGCTTCGAAACGGTGTATCCCGACGTCTACAACGTCGTGGGCACGCCGGGTGTGACGCCGACGACCAACAGCACGTATCTCCAGGCGGGCGCGAAGCTGACCAACATGGCGGCGGGCACGGGACGTCGCGTGGCGATTCTCGACCCGCAGGCGCGAATCGGGCTGGTCAACGCGAACTTCGCGCTGTTCAACCCGAGCGCCACGATCAGCGCGGCCTTTCGCACCGGGCAGTTCAGCGGCGAAGTGCTCGGCATCGGCGGCTGGTTCGAGTCGCCGAACACGGCGAAGCACACGACGGGCACGTTCACGGCCTCGACGCCCGTGGTCAACGGCGCGGGCCAGACGGGCTCAAGCCTCGTCACCTCCGGCTGGGCGAGTGGCGCGACGACGCTGAAGCGCGGCGACGTCTTCACGATTGCGGGCGTCTACGGGATCAATCCGCTGTCGTTCCGTTCGACGGGATCGCTCCAGCAGTTCGTGGTCACGGGCGACGTGAGCGATACGGCGGGCGCGATCACGATCCCGATCAGCCCGAGCATCATCACCAGCGGGCAGTTGCAGAGCGTCGATACCTCCCCGGCCAACAGCGCGGCGATCACGGTGCTGGGTTCGACGGGCTCGAGCGGCGGCACGCTGGCCACGACCGTCAGCCCGCAGTCGCTGGTGTACGACCCCGACGCCTTCGCGCTCGTCGCGGCGGATCTGTCGCGGGATCTCGCGGGCGCCGAAGTGACCCGTGTCGCGAGTCGCACCGCGGGGATCAGCATTCGACTCGTGCGGCAGTACCAGATCACCACCGACGGCAACCCGAGCCGTCTCGACATTCTGTACGGCTGGGCGACCATTCAGGCGTGGCGCGCCGTCCGCGTCGCCGGCTAAGGCCGTGCAGGAGGAGTACAGCATCATGGCCATTACGACGACGACCTTAGCCGCAGGGCTGGATATCAACAGCAACCTCGTGAAAGTGACCTCGGCCACGGGCGCCTCGACCTCCGGCTGGATGCAGGTGGACGGGGAGTTCATGATCCCGGTGTCGATCACCGGCACGACCATTCAAGTGCGCAGCCGCGGCAAGTTCGGCGGGGCCGCGAAGACGCACAACGCGCTCGCGCCGGTGTCGTTCGGGCTGGCGGAGGATCTGAACGTGCCGCCGCCGTCCGACACCGCGCAGCGGAACCTCAGCGACCGGGACATCCAGAGCTACAGCGTCAACGGCGCGGTGGACATCAGCAAGTTGACGTCACCGCGGACGGACATCCTGATGACCAAAGCGGGCGTCCTGGCGCTGACGCTGGCGGCCCCGACGGCGGCGATCGATGGCTACGAAGTGACGTTCATCGCCAGAACGGCCAACGCGCATACCGTGACCCATACGGCGGGGTTCTCGGGCGATACGACCGCCAGCGACGTGGCCACATTCGGCGGCGCGATTGGCGACTCGATGACCATCAAGGCCGTCAACGGAACGTGGTTGGCGACCGCGCTCAAGGGCGTGACGATCGGCTAACGGTTCGGTCTGGGACGTCTCGAGGGGAGGATGGCGAGGCGTCCCTTTTTCCGCATGAGGACAGCACATGGCGAACGATCAGCAGCAGAAGACCGAACTGACCGACGAGGAACAGGCCGCGCTGGCAGCCGGTCAGACCGTCACGGTCGATCCCAACGATCCCAAGCACTTTCCCGACGGTGATCCGTCCAAGCGACCGGGCTATGCCGAATATCCGCGCATGGCGTATCACCAGAGCGGCGTGACCAAGGTGGTCGGGTCGGAAGACGAGTGGAGCGCGCTCGGCGAAGGTTGGGGGGAGACCGCCATCCCCGAAACCGACGAAGCGCGACACGAGGCCGCGATCCGTCAGCAGAAGCTGGCCGTGAGTCGGAAGATGGGCGCGGAAGCCACCGCCGCGCCCGTGGCGCAGGTGGAAGTGATCAATCAGCCCACGGCTGAGGAAACGGCACACGCGCGTGACCAGCAGGCGCAGGCGCTGGACGGCGAACAGCAGGCGCGGCAGGCCGAGCAGGACCGCACCGCCGGGAAGGGACGGACGTAATGGGTGTCATCCTGAGCCCGGAATCCGCCGTTGCCAAAGAACTCGCGCGGTTCGACGGGCCGTACGTGTACCGCGAGTATCCCCGTGCTCTGTACATGGCGCGGCGGCACAAGAGCGGCCAGTGGCGGGTGCTCGATCCTGAAGACGAAGCGTTCTCGGCGGGATCGATCCGTTACGTGAAAAACGACGCGGAACTAGAACGCGCCTTGGCGGATGGCTGGCGGCGTTCGACCCGTGAAGCGCTCGACTACCGCGAAGCGCTCGAGCAAGAGATCGCCCGCGCCGCCGCGGAGCGCCACTTCGCCGATCAGCGCCTGAGCGCGAAGGCGCAGGCGGAAGCGAAAGCCGCCGACGAGGCGACCGATGCGCATGTCGCGGACATTCCGGCACCGAAGAAGCGCGGCGGGTGGCGTCCGCGCAAGCCACCACCGGACGGACCGGCGGCGGCATAGGGGGACACCGGACCGGCAGTGTTCACCACCGGCCCGGCGGGCTACTAACGCGGGATGGAGCCCCGCGCGTTCACCTGCCGGGCGTTATCGGCCGTACATGCGGAGGGCTTCAGACCGTGATGGCCTGAGTGGCAGAGAAAGGGCACAGCGCGGGGGGCGTCTTTCAGCCCGGTGCGGACTATGACATCGGTGGGCGGTGGCGGTTTCTCGGCCCCGTACCGCTGATCGGTGAGCATCCGGTGCTGCACGAAGGCAGCGACCTTTCCGCCCTGGGTGGAGTGGCGGGGCCCATGGGACCTCCAGGCCCGCCTGGCGAACGCGGCGAACGCGGGGAGGTCGGACCAGAAGGGCCACGCGGGCTGATTGGTCCCGAAGGCCCGGAAGGCCCCGAAGGGCCGCCCAGCACGGTCGCCGGCCCGAAGGGGGATCGTGGCGATCCGGGGCCCCCTGGCGCGGATAGCACCGTCCCTGGGCCCGCCGGCGAGAAGGGCGAGAAGGGAGATCGCGGCGATCCCGGCCCTGCTGGCGCCGATAGCACGGTGCCAGGGCCGAAAGGCGATCCGGGCGACGTCGGGCCACCGGGGACGACGGACTGGAACGGCCTGACGAACCGCCCGCCGACGTTCCCGCCGAGTGCGCATACCCACGCGCAAGCGGACGTGACGGGGTTGACGGCGGCGCTGACGGGCAAAGCGGACGTGAGCCAGCTGCACGCGCAGCAGCACAGCGTCACGAGTCTTGCGGACCATGTGTTTCCCGGCGGGACGACGAACTTTCTGCGGGCCGATGGGACCTTCGCGGCGCCGCCGAGTGGCGGCAGCAGCGGGCAGGCACTCGGGATGGTGACCCTGGCCCCGGGGACGACAGCAATGGCACTCGCGACGCACGTGAACGTGAAGACCTCGCCCAGTGCGACGGCTACGCTGACGACGACGGTCCCGGCGGCGGGGGTGCGGTGTTCGCTGGTGCTGGTGCAGACGGCGACGACGGCGAAGACGATCACGTTCGGGACGGGGTTCAAGCCGCAGACGACGCTGGCGCTGGGGACAACGGCGAACCGGCAGTTCGTCGTGAACTGGATCAGCGATGGGGTGTCGCTCATTGAGACGGGACGCACGGCGGCGATCCCGACGTAAGGAGGACGAGCTATGCGGCGCATCGCGCTGCTGGTAATACTCGGCACAGTCAGCCTCTCGGCGCAATCCCGCGTCACCTATGAATCGATCACCGTCGCGGGGACGGCGATCGGCCTCACCGACGCGATCATCCGGCCTCCAGGGGAGCCGCAGCAGACGGCCTGCGAAGGGCGGCTGGAAACCGCGCAGATCCGCTACCGCTTCGATGGCACCAACCCGACGGCCAGCGAAGGTGTGCTGCTGGAGGTGGGCGACGTGCTGCAGTTGCGGGGCACGACGAACTTGGTGCGCTTCAGAGCCATTCGGACTGGCGGCACGAGCGGCGTGCTGAAGGTCCATTGCTACCAAGAGGCGCGATGACTCGCAAGCTGTTGCTCATCGGCCTCGGCGTGGGCGTGCTGTTCGCGCCGAGTCTCGCGCAGGTCACGATCCGGCCGAAGCCGGTGAACGCGGTACGGGTGCTCTGTGCGTCGGCCGTCGCGGTGAGCGCCGCGGCCGATACCACGGAAAACGTGCTGGCTACGTGTACGGTTCCAGCCAACGCGTTGGGCCTCAGTGGAACGCTGCGTATTACGACGACGTGGGCCTATACCAATAGTGCGAATACCAAGACGCTGCGCGTGCGGTACAGCGGGGCCGCAGGGACCGCCTTTACCTCCCTGGCGCCCACGACCACGGCCAGCGCGTACCTGCTGACCCTCATCACCAATCGAAATGCCACCAATGCCCAGATCGGCGGCGCGTTATCCACGGGTTTAGGGTTCAGTGCCAGTTCGGGGGTCGCCGTGACCGCCAGCGTGGTGACGACCGCCGACACGACGGTGGTGATCACCGGCCAGAAAACCGTCAGCGGTGAGACGCTGACGCTGGATCGGTATCTCGTGGAGTTGATCGTCCTGTGATCTATTACGTCCGCACGACCGGCAACGATACGACAGGCGACGGCAGTGCGGCCCTGCCCTGGTTGACCCTGTCGAAAGCGCAAGCCACCGTGACCCACGGCGACACCGTGCGGATTGGGTCCGGCACGTATGAGGAAAGCACGGCGGGCGCCGGCTACTTCAACATCAACCGCACCTTCACGGATTGGGTGACGTTTGAATCCGAGACGGGCGTGGCGGCTGATGTCGTCATTCGCGGGGCCGCGAACGCGACCTACAACACGCTGACGGGCGCGGCGAATGCGTACTACCGTTTTCGACAGGTGACCTTCGGCTCGCGCCTGAGCACCAACACGTCCGCGGTGCGCATCAGCCAGACGGCGCGGCTCAGTTTTCTCGGGTGTCGCTTTGTCGCCCCGACCGATCCGGGATCGCAGCGGTACGGCCTGCAAGCGACCACGTCGGGTGCCGTGGCGATCAATTACCTCACCCTCGATGGCTGTACCGCCACGGTCGGCGGTAACACCAATGCCCGCGCGATCGTGATTGAAGGCGTGCAATCGACGGGCGGATCGGTTTCGGCCTCGGTCGTGCGCGCCTGCACGGCGATGGGTTCGCTGGGAGCGCTGTATCTCTCCGGCGTGGTGACCGGGTTCGAAGTGGACGGGGGGACGTTTACTGGCACGGGGGCGTACGGCGTGCAGGTCGGACAGGATTCGCATACCGCCATCGGCACGCTGACGGGGTCCATTCGGGACGCGACGATCACCACCGCGACGGGCACCGGGCATGGGCTGCTGATCGGCGCGGGCGCCTCGGCGATTCAGATCACCGGCTGCACGGTCAACGGGGCCGATTATGCCATCGTCCTGAAAGAGTCCGCTGGACATGCTGTGTCGGGCTGTACGGCCGAAGGCGGATTCGTCCATGCTACGAACGGCAGTGCCCTGTACTGCAAAGCGGCAGTCGGCTGTCTCATTGATACCTGCACGTTGACGACGCGCACGGGCACGCACGGCGTCGTGCGCGTCGGCGTCGGCGATACCGGCAATAAGTCCGGCACGATCACTGTCACCAACACGCGCATCAACGCGTACGGCGTGCCGGCCTATGAATGGGCCGACAGCAGCGGGGACAGCGGCGGCGGCGTGGTCGATCGGAACACGTTCGAACTGACCGGCGCGGGGACGTTCGGCAGCGTCTACGGCACGGCGGGCATTACGACGTTCAACGGCCTGCGCACGGCGTGGAGTACGTATGGGGACGGCTCCAATGACGCGAATAGCACCGTCTATGTCGCGCCTCCGACCCCCTCGCCCGTGGTACCCGCGGAAACCGCCCTGACGCAGACGGTGCGCGACCTGATTACCCGCGCGTTGCGGCTGCTCGGCGTGCTGGGCGAAGGCGAACGGATCTCGTCGGGACAAGCGAGTGACGCGCTGTTGACGTTCCAGACGTGGATCGACGCACTCCGGGCCGAGTCTCTGTCGCTGGCCACGCTGACGCGCAGCACGCACAGCCTCGCGGCGCAGAGCAGCTACACCGTCGGTCCCGGCGGGGATCTCAACATCGTGTATCCCGCGTACCTCGACCGCGTGGCCCTGATCGACGCGGCGGTGACGCCCACCTCCGAGCGCCCGCTAGGGATGTTCACGGACGCTTCGTGGGCAAACCTGCCGCAGAAAGCGCTGACCGCGACCGAGCCGCACAGCGTCTACTACTCGCCCGGCTTTCCGTTAGGGACGCTGCACGTCTATCCGGTCCCGACCGCGGCCATCCAGCTCGCGTTGTATGCCCCAGGTTCGCCGCTCACGTCTGTCGCCAGTCTCGACACGGTGATCAGCGTCCCCCCCGGCTGGGCGCGGATGCTGGTCAGTAACTTGGCCGTGGAACTGGCCGAGGAGTACGGCAAGCCGGTGAGTCCGACGCTGCTGGAGCGGGCGAGTGAGAGCAAAGCGGCGGTGAAACGCAGCAACACGCGCATCCCGCCGCGGATCGGCATTTACGGCGAACAGTACGATATTCACTCCGACCGCATTTTCGTGCGATGAGCAATGAGTTACAGACCCTGGTGGCCCAGCACGAGCGCACGACGATGTACCTGATGCGGCTCGTCTCCCGCCTCGGCGATCTGGAGCTGAGCGAGCGCGTCGCGGTCGTGGCGGCGGAACTGCCGACGCTGCGGGCACGGGTGTGCAGCCTCAGCGACGACGTCCATGCGGCGATCATCGCGGACGCCACCAACCGGGTCACGGATGCGGATCGACGGATCGGGCGGATCGAGCGGCGGCAGGTGCCGGAACGGCGGAAGGCCAGCTGATGCCGGTCTTCCAGGGATTCGTGGGCGGGACGTATCAGGCACGCAGCCGCGTGGTGAGTGCCGACAGGGCGGTCAATCTCATCCCCGTGACCGTCGAAAAGGACGGCGCTGATCCGGCGACGGTGTTCTACTCGGCACCCGGCAAGCGCATCTACATCCCCGACGCCGCGATCTTCGCGCCGGATCCGCCGATCAGCGGGCAGATGTTCGATGACCGGCCCGTGCGCGCCCTGTTCGCGCAGGACGGGCGGGCCTTTGCGGTGGTGGGGGGCATCTTCGCCGAGATTACCCCTGATGCGGTCGGTGGCCCGGTGACCACGCACGGCACGGTGGCCGTTGGACCCGAGCCCGCGACCATCTCGAGTAACGGCCAAGGCGGGCACCAGCTGTTTATCACCTCGGGCGGCGAGGGCTACATCTTCGATCTTGCGAGCGATGTGTTCACGCCGATCACCGCCGCGGGGTTCCCGACCTATGCCGTCATGGGGTTGTTCGTGGACGGCTACTTTCTCGCCTTGGAGAAGGACGGTATCCGGTTTCAGTACTCCGACATTTTCGACGGCCTCTCCTGGGATCCGAACGATGCCGCCGTGCGATCGTTGGGATCCGACAACTGGCTGGCGGCGATCAACCTGCAACGGCAAGTCTGGCTGCTCGGCTCGGTCAGCAGCATCGCCTACTACCAAAGCGGCGCGGCCGATGAAGTCTTCCAGCCAATTCCCGGCGCGTATATGAGTTTCGGCATCGAAGCCCCGTTCAGCGCGGCCGAACTCGATAACACGGGATTCTGGCTCGGGCGCAACAAGGACGGCGCCGGGATGGTGATCAAGGCGCAGGGCAGTTCGCCCGTGCGCGTCTCGACGGATGCGCTCGAACACCTCTGGCGCGGCTACGCCCGCCGCGACGATGCGATCGGCTATGCCTACCAGGAGGAAGGCCGGACGTTCTACGTGCTGACCTTCCCGACCGCCGACGCCACGTTCGTCTACGACGTCTCGACGGGCTTGTGGCATGAACGCGGCCGGTGGTCCACCGCCCGCGGCGAGTACGGGATGGATCGGTCGTGCTGTCACTGCTACGCCTTCGGCAAGCACCTGGTAGGCGATCCCGAGGCCGGGACGATCTACGAGCAGTCGCTGGCCTACCACGATGACAACCTCGGCCCGTTGCGCCGGATGCGCCGCGCGCCCCACATCCGGCAGGACGGCAAGACGGTCTTCTACTCGCGGTTCGAGCTCGACGCCGAGACAGGCATCGGCACGGACTTATCGGCCGCGCCCGTGGCGATGCTCCGCTATAGCAACGATGGGGGCCGGACGTGGTCCGATGAACGGCGCGCGAGTCTCGGGGCGCGTGGCGCCTTTCGGACGCGCGTCGTCTGGGATCGCCTCGGCTCGGCCCGGGATCGGGTGTTCGAGGTCGCCATCGCGGATGCGGTGCCGGTCACGGTGGTGGGCGCCTCGCTCGAGGCCCACGTGGGGACGTCCTGATGGCGACACCCACTGCCCGCCCCTTCCTCCCGCTGGATGACCCGTTAACCGATGTCAGGACCGGATTGCTGTCGCGGGATACGTGGCGGCGCTACTTCGAGAACCTGACCAGTGCCGTCGAGGCGTTCCGGATCGCGCTGACGGGCAACCTCTCGACCGTCCTGGTGGACACGCACGCCAATCGCCTCGCGGCGTATCCGCCGGCGAACTACAGCGCAGGGGCGACGTTCTACGAATCGGACCGGGGACTCTTGTTTCGCAACGTGGGCAGCGCGAGCTGGCAGTACGTCACCGGCACGATGACGGCCACGTTCGGCAATGAACCGACGGACCTCGGCGCGACCGATGTCGGCGTGCGCGTGTTCGTCTCGAACTTTCGGCATACCGTGCGGTGGGACGGCGCGGCGTGGACGTGGGCCGACGGGGATCTCCCGGGCCGCTTCTCACACTGGCTGAGCGACCCGGGCGCGGGCTACGGCCTCTGTGACGGCTCGACGTACGACCAGCTCACGGTGGGCGCCACGCTCGGGACTTCATCGGTGGTGACGCCCGATCTGAGCGATGCCTACCTGAAGGGCGGGACGTACACCGGCACGGTGCAAGGCGCCAGTGCCCCCGGCCTCTCGGGGAGCACCGCGACGGCCACGGCCACGATCAGCGGGCAGACGGCGGCGGTGACGTCCACGGGCGGCATGGGTGGGGCGGATGCCACGGTGCAGGTCGAAGACTTCACCAGCGCGGCGGTCACCGTCGCCAGTGAGTCCCACGGCCACAGTCTGACGATGGACCCGCATCAACACGGCGTGGGGACGCTGGCGGTGGATGCGCACAGCCACGCGGCGGGGACGTTGGCGGTCGATGCGAGCGGGCAGCCGGAACGACTGGCCGCGATGATTTTCGTGAGGCTCTGACGATGCCTGACTATACCGGCGGGCACGCGGTCCCGCGTCCCGGGTGGACGCCCGGCGGCAGCATGGCCGACATGGCCGCGTGGCTGACGGCGAATCGCCGTCCGGGCGATCCGCTGCCAGGGCAGTTCGAATGGGACGGGAATCGCGTGGTGCCCCGCGGACCGGCGTGGTGGGAGCCCGTGCTGCAATACGGCCCCTACGGCGTGATGGGGTACGGGGCGCTGGCGGCGGCGGGCGCGGTCCCGATTGCGGGGACCGGCGCCGCGTTGCCCGGCACGGCGGTTCCTGCCTCGGCGTGGGCGAGTCCCCTCGGCACCACGGCCGCGACAACGGCACCTGCGGCTGGGGCGGGTGCGGCGGGCACGGCCGCTGCGGCCACGAGCCTGTTCCGTGACCCCCTCTTCCTCGGCCTGACCGCCGGCACGCAGCTCCTCAACTACTTCGGCGCCCGGAACCAAGCCAACGCCAGCCGTGAGGCGGCAGAAACCCTGCAGCAAGGCGTCCGCGATGCGATAGGCGCGCAGGGGCAGATGTTCGGCTACTCGTCCAATGCGCTGCTGCCGTTCGTGAATGCGGGCGGTCAGGCGGTCACCGAGCTCGGGAACCGTCTTGGCTTCGAGTCCGCGCCGTTTACGCCTATCAGCGCCTTTGTGCCCCCCGGTGTGAGCGGAGCCCCGATGCAGACGTCGACGCCCATGCCCGGCGGGAATCCGCCTGTCCCGGCTGGTCCGGCCAATCCGCGCGGCGGTGTGCCGTTCAATGCCGTGGGCCGCGTGCCGATGGTGAGTCCGGACGGCACCGAGACCGCGTACGTCCGGCCGGATCAAGTCCAACGCTATCTCGCGCGGGGCGCAAGGATGGCCCGCTGACATGCCGGCTCGAGGTCGCTTTTTCGACGACGACGACAACCCGACGCCAACGACGCCCGGCGAACGGGGCCCGACGGTAACGAGCGGCGGCAGTACGGGCCTGTCCGAGCAGGAGCAGTACGTCAACGGGCTGTATCTCTCCCTGATGGGACGCCCCGCCACCGCGGGCGAGTTGCGAACCTGGGTCGGGCGCAACGTGAGCTTGCCGGCACTGGCCGAACGCTTGCGCAATTCGGAGGAAGGGCGTCGACACGCCGCGCTCGTCGCGCGGGGCCGGGTGCCGACGGTGCAGACCTTCGGCGGCGCCACGCAGACCCCGACCAGCGGCAGCACGACAGCCTTTAGCGAGAGTGCGCTGCAAGAGATCCTGCGGCGCTACCCGCCGACCAACGAAGGGATCCGACAGGCGATTGACGAAGCGAATCAGACCTTCGGGACGTCGATCGGCATCCTCGACCATCCGGAACGGCTCGACAAGATCCGGCTCCCGGATGGGCGAGTGATCGACGTCATCATTGGCGCCACTGGCACGGGGGGGCAGTGGGGATGGCTGGACGACAGCGGTGGTGGCGCGGGACGGGGCATGACAGGCGACCTGCAGGCCCCGTGGGGAGAAACCTTCTCCTTCGGCAGCTTCGCCGCCCCGACGGCCGAGGAAGCCCGCCAGAATCCCGGCTTTAAGTTCGCGCTGGATGAAGGCCTCAAAGCGTTGGAACGTTCACGGGCCGCCTCGGGCACGTACTTGAATCCCGCGACAGCCAAGGCGCTCAACGAGTTCGCGCATCAGGCTGCGGATATCAATTACGCCAATGTGTATAACCGTGAGTTGGGCGAATACCAGCAGGCCCGCGGCAACGCGCTGCAGGAGTACCTCGAGCGGCGCAACGTGTTCGAAACGAACCGTGATCAAAGCTTTAGCAAACTGTTCGACTTCAGCCAGCTCGGCGCGCAGAGCGCGAGTAACCTCGGCGCGATCGCCTCGCAGTACGGCACGTCCATCGCGGATCTGATCAGCCAAGGTGCGAATGCGCAGGCGTCCGGCGGCATCGGTGCGTCCAATGCGTGGTCCAACTTCTTCGGCGGGTTGGGCAATACCGCGCTGAGCCTCTACGCGCAGGATCGCTTCTTCAATCCGCGCGGGCGGAGATCACGCGATGGCGATTGATCCGCGCATCCCACTGGGCGGCGTGCAACCATTTCAGCCAATTGATCCCGTCCAGATCATTTCGCGGTGGATGGAACTCGGCGCGCTGCGCGATGAGCAGCAAGCGCGCACATTGGAGTTGGAGATCCGGCGAGCGGATGCGGATCGGCAGGGCCGCGTGACGCAGATCCTCAGTCGGTCGAATGGGGATCTGACACCGGACACCATCCAGGCCATTACCCGCGAAGATCCGAAACTCGGTTATCAGTTGCAGAGCCTTCGCACCAAGAAAATCACCGATGACTTGGCGCTCGTGCAGCAACGCAACGGCCTGATCGGGCAGTTTGCGTCCACAGCCACCAATCAGGCCGAGTGGGATACGGCGTGGGGCGAAATGACCCAGCAGGGCATCCAGTTGCCCGAGGCGTATCGGACGTTCTCGCCGGGCCTGATGCAATCGCTCAAGCGGCGCTCGTTGAGCGTGGCCGATCAACTCCAGCTCGCGCAGGACGAAGCCCGCCTCGAGGAGCAGCGCGCAGCGCGCATCGCGGATGACCAGCGCCAGGGGCAGCAGATGATGGAAACCCTGGCGCTGCAAACCCGCGGCGCGCGGCGTGACGAAGCGGCACTGGCTGAGCAGCGACGGCACAACCTCGCGACCGAAGGCATCGCCCGTACGAATGCGCAGACCCAGCAACGGCGGTACACGGCCTCGGGCACCGATGAGAGCATGGGTGGGCCGTACCGGACCGCGCTGGAACGCGCGATCCTGAACGTGCCCGCTGTCCGTCGTCCTGGCATCGTCAACCTCGCGAATCGGCTGTGGGAATCGGGCGACACGGAACAGCTCAAGCAGGTCATTCAGCAGGCTGCGATCGAAACCGAGAACGTCGATACCAAGAATCAGGTCCTCGGGCGACAAGCCACGATGGCGTCCCTGAAAGATACGCGCGCCATCCTCCAGGAGCTGAAAGCCGCGGGCGTGCCAACCGGTTGGATGACGGGCACCGTTGAGGATTTGGCGCGGCGGCTCGGGAAGACGACGAATCCCAAGTACGTGGAACTGTCCAACCGGTTGATGGGCACGCTGATCAACTATCGGCGAGCCGCGACCGGCGTCTCATTCTCGGCGCGGGAGTCCGGCGACTACGCGCGGATGTTCCCGAACTACCGCAACGATTTGCCGGTCAACCTCGCGCTGATCGATGGGCTCGAGCGTGAGATGCGGACGTATGACCGCACCTATTGGGAGCACAAGCTAGGTCGCGATGGGGCGGCACTCATCGGGGCACTTCCGTCAGACGACGCCGCGTCCCCGGTCAAGATCAAGTCGGTGACGGAGATCAAGTAGCGATGCCCAAGTATCGCGTCGAGCTCACCGACGGCCGCGTGTTCGAAGTCGAAGCGGATCGACCGCCCACCGAAGCGGACGTGACCGCGTTCTTGGCCCGGCAGACACCGCAACCCGCGGCTGAGACGTCGGCGCCTCCCGCAGGCGCAGCGGAACCCGAAAGCGGCGGCTGGAGCGATTATCTCCCCGCCGCGTTAGCCACAGGCGCCTCGATCGCCACCGGTAAGGTGCCGGTGCTCTCCCCCGTGGCGGCCGGGATCGCTGGCGCCGCCGGGGAAGGAATGCGGCGCGTGTGGCGTCTCGCGCAAGACCCGGTGCCCGAAGGGCCAGGATTACCGGCGCTCCGTCGAGTCGCGGGGGAAGCCGCCGAGATTCCCGGCGCGATGCTCCGCGAAGGTGTCACCCAAGGCGCGATCGATGCGGCGGGCGGCGTGGTGACCAAGGGGACACAGAGTCTTGGGACCGCGGTCTATCGCGGCTATCTCAAGCCCTCGCTGTCAATGGTGGATCTACCGAAGGCGCGGGAGATCGTGGCAACGGGCATCCGCGAATGGCTGCCGGTGACGAAAGCGGGAGAGGACCGCGCGAAGCGCTTGATCGGGGAACTCAACGATCAAGTCGCGGCAGTGCTCGGCACGGCGAAGGGCGGCTCGGTGAACCTGGTGGATATCGCGAATCGCGTGCGGGCGTTTGCGCAACGGAAATACTACCGACCTGGTGCCCCGAACGTCGATTACGAAGCGGCGCTGAAGGTGGCCGACGAGATCGACCGGCACGCCTCGCTGAACATTCCGCCCGGCGCACGACCCTCGCGCATTGACGTGACGCCCGCACAGGCGCAGGAAACGAAGCGAGCCCTGGACACCGCAATTGGCGATACGGGCTTCGGCGTGGAGCGGGGGGCAGCGACCGAAGCAAGAAAGCAGGGCCGACGCGCGGCGCGCGAATTCATCGAACAAGCTGCGCCAGAGGTCAAGGATCTGAACGCGCGAGAGTCGAAACTGATCGACGCGCTCGACGCGATCAGTCACGCTGCAGGCCGGGAGGAAAACCGGAGCATGGTCTTTGGTGTTCCAACCTTGCTGGCGGGTGCGTACGGTGCACAGCAGATGGGAAGCGGTGAGGGACCGTTTGAGGCCGCTACCAAAGCCCTCGTCTTGCGAGGCTTGATTTCCCCGGCTGTCGCCAGTCGCGGCGCGATCCTAGCCGCGAAGTTTGCTCAAGTACCAGGGACGGGCGCGGCAATGGCGCTTCGGATGGGCGTGATCCTCGCACAACGCGAGGAATCAGCTACGAATGAATCTCGTGAATAGGCCGAAGGCCAGTTCCAACAGCATGAGCAACGCGATGAGGGAACCAATGGCTGCCCCAAAAAACTGCCATCGTTCCTTCCATGTGAGTCGGCCGATAGGGTCTCGGGACAAGGCCCACTATTTTAGCAAAAAGGGCGCATAAATGGCGGTGCTGTTCCGAATCCCACGACAGTTTCTCGATGCCAACGGGAACCCACTCGCGAGCGGCTCGATCCGGGTCGATTTAACCGGGACCACTACCCTCGCCAGCCTCTATTCCGACGTCGGACTCAGCGTGGCCTTGTCGAACCCTTCCACCCTGGATGCATCCGGCTACGCGCCCCCGATCTTCGCTGCGGCGGCGGCCTACAAAGTGCGGGTGTTCGATAGCAACGGCGTTCAGCAGTTCTCCGCGGATCCCGTGGCCGCGCTCGGCACGGCCGCGGACGTGGCCCAGCTGCAGACCGACGTGAACACCGCGGAGAGCGCGATCGACACCCTGGAAGCCTTCAACGTCGTCCACGACTACGTGCCGACGTTCAACGGCACGGTCGGCAATGCGACCCGCACCGGCAAGTACGTCCAGATCGGCAAGCTGGTGTTCTACCAGCTCACGTTTACGTATGGGTCCACGTCTGTCTCACCCGGCGGGGGCGCGGCGCTGGAGTTCGGTCTGCCGGTGGCGCCGCTTGGATCCGGAATGTCGGCTGGGACTGCCGTGATCCTTGATTCCGGCACGGGGTTCTATACCGCACTCGCGTATACCTCGGGGACGGCCGTGCAGCTATTCAACTGTGACGGCTTCCAGTCGGGGAACATCATTGGGAGTGCGCCCGCGACGTGGACCACGAACGACTCGTTCACGATTAGCGGCGTCTATCTGGCGGCTTAGAGGGCAGGCATGGAACGGATCAAACTCACGACGCCGGAAGTGACGCCGGAAGTCCGGGTGACGCAGCTCGATCTCGCCGGGGCCTCGTTTCGACTGGCCCCGCCGGAATTGGTGATCATCCTGCGCGATAACACGGGCCGGGACAGAGCCGTCCGGTATACCGGCGCCGAGGCCACGACACGGTTGCAGGCGATCAGCCAGACCGCGATTGCGCGGACGATGCTCGAGATTGCGCTAAATGATCCGGGGATTGACGGTGCGCTGGAGACAGTGACGCCGTGAGAAGGTTCGCTTCGGGCACGGTCGCACACCGGGGGCCGGGATGAGCGACCCGACGCTGAAGCTGGATCGCATCCGCTTCCGGCAGCAGTTGACCTTGCACGAGGGCCGTCGGCTGTTTCCGTATCCGGATTCGATGGGCAAATTGACGATCGGTGTCGGCCATAACCTGACCGACAACGGCATCAGCGAGCCGGTGTGCGACCTGCTGCTGGAAGAGGACATCGATCGCCATGTGCGCGGGCTGGCCGACGCATGGCCGCCGTTTTTCGCGCTCGATGAAGTGCGCGCGCGGGTCGTGGCGGATATGGCGTTCAACCTGGGTGTCCACGGCCTGCTGGAGTTCAAGCGCACGCTGACGGCGATTGAGGAGCAACGATACGACGACGCTGCACGGTACATGCTGGAAAGCAAATGGGCGAAGCAGGTCGGCATCCGGGCCCGACGGCTGTCGCGGATGATGGCGACCGGACGCGATTACAAACTGGTGGGTACGTAAATGCCGTGGGTGCCGAGAATGCCTGATCGGACGGCGGTGGTCGCGCTCGTGAAGGCCTATCACCCCGACGAGTGGCGGGCGATGAACGAGGCGGGCGACTTCCGCTTTATCAAGCGCCTCGCCTCGGTGCTGCACTACGGCGCCACCTACGGCGACCAGCGCATCGAGGCCGATCCCAACTTTGGACTCAACGGCAAGCGTGGGAACCCGCACGACCTGTCGCCCGACGTCATCGCCTACAAGAACCCGACGGTGAGCTTCGGATGCGAAAGCGCGGACGTGGTGATCGCGCATGGATCACCCGACGCCCGTCCAGGCTGGCAGAACATCACGAAGGATCGCGACGAAGGGGGCACGGGGGCGGCCTGGGTGCAGCCAGAGCGCCTGACGCCGACACCGCTGCCGGACCCTGAGCCTGACCCCGATGACGGCCACTGGCAGGAAGTGATGGAAGCCGTCGCCTCAATGCGTCAGACGCTGGACGAGTGCGTGCCGATGATGCTGGAAGCGCGGTCGCACATCGCGGAGCTCCACGCCGAAGTCGAAGCGCTGACGGCGCGGCTGGAGAATTTGCGCGTGGTCGGCACGACCTCGCGGGAGTGGGGTCACGGCCATCAGATCAACCTGAAGGTCCAACAGGGATGAGCGTGATGAGCTGTGGAGTACTGGACGCGTACCTGTCGCCGCTGCGGGCGACTGTTCGAAACCAAGATCCCGTCTCAGGTGGTGTGTATCATCTGCCTCACGATCGAAGCGTGTCGGCTGTACCAGGAGCGGATCTGCCACGGGGCGTGCGAGGAACTGGGCTGTCTCGCGGCCGAGCGCGACGGTGATGCGACCTGAGCCCGCGCGCTTCCTGTCGCCGCTGCGGGTCGAGCACATCGAGGGCGGCCGGAAGCGTCTGCTGGCCCCCTTGAAGTTCTACAGCGCGGACCTGCGCGGTGTGCTGGTGGCGCCGGCGCACTTTGATACCGATTACGCCAGTGTCCCGCGCCCCTTCTGGATGCTGTTTCCGAAAGACGGTCCCTGGACGCGCGCCGCCGTGATGCACGATGCCGGGTACAAGGCGATGCTCCGGACGGAGGACGGCCAGCGGGTGAAACTGATCAAGCCCCTGAGCGATCGGCTCTTCCTCGAGGCCATGCGCGCGGTGGGGGTCAATGCGCTGGCGCGACGGCTGATGTATCGCGCGGTGGTGCTGTTCGGCGGGCGCCCCTACGGCGGGCTGAGCGACCCAGTCCCCACCCCCCCGACGGCGGTCTTGGTGACGACGCAGCTGCCGTCTAACGGATCCGTAAACGCTTGAGCTGCAATGGCCCCAAACCCGCATACACTCGACGTACTCGCGCAAGTAGATTTCGGCCAATGGCTCCAGGATCCGGATCGGGTGGGCGCCTATATGCTCCTGCTGACCTTCGCAGGGCTCATGTACTTTGGGAAATTGCGCCGCGCCGCGGAGTTCGAGGAGCAGAAGCAGGACCATCAGCGCGAGCTGGAGGCCTGCGAAGCCCGCGCGAGTGAATGGAAAGAATTAGCGTTGGGCCAGCGCGAAATTACGCGGGACGTGGTCAATATCGCCAAGCGCCGTCGGCCGAGCTGAGAGAGGAACCGCCCATGTCGTGGAAAACCCGTCGGGAGTCCAGCGTCCAACACGAACGGGAGCGCGCCAACGAGGACGCGCGGCGACGGCATGAACTCGAGGAAGACGCCCGGCAGCGCGAGGAAACCCGCCGCGAGATGGAAGCGCTCCGCCGGGAAGTGTCGAATCTCGCGCGAAGCTAATTCGACGGTCCCGGCGGACCCCCTACCATACCGTGGCGCACCAGGGCGGACCCTGCCGGATGCCCTGACCTACCCTACCTGAACGGGCCGGACCTCGCCAAGAATCAGTAGCCTAACTTCCACGCGCTGTTCACGGCAACCACAAAATTGCTTGTTTAATTGAGGTTTTCGTTGGAATTGGTGGCGGAGAGAGTGAGATAATCAGCCGGGCCGCGACCGCCGGCCCCTACGCGCTTTCGCCCGCCTTTTCACGCGGTGCGCGGGGCCTTTCGCTTCGACTGACCGGCCACGCGCTGCCGTCGCCAGCCGGGATCGGTTCACGCGTGGTTCACGTCCGACCGCCTCAACGGCCGCGACCTTTTGCGCATCGGTCGGATGCAAGTACTTCTCGAGCACGAGCAGATTCTGCCAGCCGCCGAGCTGCTGCACCGTCTTGATATCGACCCCGCGCGCGAGCATCCGACTCGCGCCGGTGTGCCGCAGGGAGTGAAATGATAGCCCGCCTGCGCGCCGCAGCCGCGGGAGGTCCGCGCGTGTCAGCAGGTCCGCAAACATCCGAATGACATAGTTTCGCCGGGTCTGCGTGGTCGGCCCCTGGACGGAGGGGAAGTAGTACGCGCCATCGCGTGGCAAGGCGTCCAGCGCCTGCCGAAGCCGGGAACTCACCGGCACCTTGTAGCCCTTCACTTTCGGATTGAGGACGGTCAGATACGTGCCGTGATCCTGCGCCCGCTTTAGGCTGGCGACGTTGGAGAGGCGCTGCAAGGTATCAAGCGCACAGATCACGATCGCGCGTTCCTCCGCCGTCGCCACGGAGAGCAACCGTGTTTCTTCCTCGGGCTCGAGCAGCCGCACGTCTTGTTCGGGGACGCGCAATTGTTTCATCTTCGCGGCCGGGTTCTGCGTCAGATACTGCGGAATCGCTGAACCGAGGAGATGTTTCAACAGGGCCAGCTCGCGGTTGACCGTGGCGGGCGCGACCTCCGCCGCGCGCGCTGTGCGCCATTCGATGAGGTGTTGCGGTGTGAGCTGATCGAGCCGTGCGTCATCGAAGTAGGCGCCGAGCTGCCGCAGCATCGACGCCTCGCGTTCCTGATTCCGTTTCGTCGTGCTGATGTGGTCGTAGTACCAGACGCGGTACTTGCCGAAGGTGGTCAGCGGGCGGTCGGTCGGCAGCTGGTAACGGGCGCGCGCGAGATCGCCCATGCGGGCGGCGTACGCCTGTTGCGCCAGTTGAGTGTTGGCCTTCGTCTGATCGGGCGTTCCACCGTCGATCGGGATCTCGGTTCGTTCGCGGATCGGTCGTTGGCCGGGCCGCTCAAGGCAGAGCCACCAGAATTTCGAGTCTGGACGACGGTACGGCGCCATACTACGCTGAGCGCATGACGGAGAGTGAATGGCGTGATCTGTTGACGCGCGAACGTGAACGGCTCGCGCCGGTGTTGCACGCGATCAACGAGCTTGTGGACGCGCTCCAGCAGGAACAGCTTCGCTGGCCAGCCCCCATGAAACCCTTTCTCGTACCCCCCAAGGAGACCAAATGCTGATCACTCCGCTCTGGGATCTGGCGGAGGCGTTGGCAGCGGTCCGGGCTGAAACCCCGCTCGCGCCGTTGTGGACGTTTGTACCGGAGGAGCGTCGAAAAATGGGGGCGACAGTCTGTAGTAGTTGCGGCCAATGGATTCCTGGGCCATGCTGTCCACCGCTGTCCGCTGCACCTCCGCCAGTTCCACGTACGCCTTCCCGAAGACGTCGCGCGCCAGCTGCATCGCAACGAGCGTTGACGCGGACGCCGCGACGTACCGCAGCAGGTTCGTCTGGAAGGAATCGGTAGCCATTCATTGCTCCTGGCGCTCAGCTCTTGCCGACGAAATGGGCGCGTAATTCCTCGACATCGCGATGGATTTTTTCGATGTCCATCCATGGCGACATGCGCTGCAGCTCGTGAACGTCGGGTGCGATGTAACGAAGCACATCGCGCACGTCAGCCACGAGTTGCGTGAGGCGGCCAAGGAGTCGACCCAGCGCCCAGACTTCCAGCATCAGCCCCAGCAATAAGAGCGGAATCCAATCCATCAGTGCTATCCCCGGGAGATGCGGTCGTCACTCCGCAAATACTTCACAGACCCGCGTACACCGCCGGAGCTGACGCCAGCACGTACACGGCGGGCGTAGCTCGCAGTACTCCCTAAACTGCAGGACGGTGGCGGGGGGTGGCGGGATTTCCTGTCGTGGTTTTTCGCCGCAACTTGTCGTATTCGGTCTCGACTCCATCCAGCAGTTCCCACGGTTCGCACCCGAGCGCTTTCGCGTGCTTGATGATCGTGGTTGCTCGTGGCACCCGGTAATCCCGCAGTTCACGGACAGGCAGATTGCCCTGCCGACTGATCCCGAGCCGCTTCGCCACCGCCTCTTGACTCAGCCCTTGTCGTTCCCGAATGGCTCGGAAGTTTGCCCAATACCGACGCGCCATTGCGGCTAGGGTATCGCCGCAACACGTTGAAATGTAACTAGTTATTATGGAAAGCTGATTATTATTGATAACTAGTTCCCAAAAGTATATATTCTCGTCGTGGCCATGAGACGGCGTCCAGCGCCGAACCGGTTGCGAGTCTGGCGCGCTGAAAAGCGCAAGACCCAATTCGAGTTGGCGCGCCGGACAGGCATCAATCAAACCCGGATCTCGCTCATCGAAAACAGCTATGTCGAGCCGTCTCCCGATGATCGGTCGGCACTCGCTCGTGCGCTGAAGGTTAGCGAGGCGGAATTGTTCCCCGCATCCGTGATTCCGGTATCCGATGACGCACAGGAGGTCGCATGAAGCTCAGCCCGCGTGCGCTCGAGTTCCGTGCGCGCTTCCCGGAGCTGGCGCAGGGCCAGTCGCACGCTGAGATCAAACCCCGCGAGGACGAGGACGCCTTCCATGGTCCTTGGTTGAGCAGTCTCGATGGCGCGCGCTATCTGCGCCGCCCAAGTCGTGATGCTTTCCGCAAGTGGGCGCGGCGGCACGGCGTTGTCGCCGTGAGCAGCGGCGGGCGGATGCTCTACGCCAAGGCAGATGTCGATCGGGTGCTGAACGTGCGCCGGTCGCGGCGGAGTGCGTGACATATGGCTCCTGCCCCCAAGCATCAACTCAACCTGCCGCCGGCTCTAGTCAGTAGCCATGACGTGCGCCCGTCAATCGACTGCACGGACGAGGTCAATTCAGTTGCCATCCCGCAGCTGCTGCGCGCCGCGATTGAATGTTCCGGGGTGCAACACAAGGAGTGCGCCTATGCCGCAGGTATGCAGCCGGATCACTGGGTGCGCGTGCTGAACGGCGAACGGGGCATTCCGCTGGATCGGTTGGGACTGTTACCGCTCGAAACGCAGCGCATCTTCGTCGCGAGTTGGGCGCGGGCACTCCAGTTGCGGGTGACGAGCGAGGACGCCACGCGCCAGAAGGCGGCGGCGTTGGTGAAAGCGGCGGCGGATTACCTGTCGGAGACGGCATGACGATGAGCCTGTCCCGACAGCCCGGCGCAGAGGACATTGCACGAGCCATATGGCTCGGAGCTGCTCGCCAAACGTTCGTCGCTAGAGAACGCGAAGCCTGTTGCGTCTGCGGCAAATACCGATGGCTCACGCAGGCCCATCATCTGGTTCCGTTGACGATGCAATACGACGCGGGCCTCGCGGTGCCGATTCAGGACTATGCGTGGCTGTGTCCGACGCATCACGTTGCGATTCACCTCCTCATCGCGAACGTGGTAGCCGCGTACGAGCGGCGGATCACGCCTTCGGCGTTGCAGATGCTCGGCGAGTCAGAACCGTCTGAAATTGCCGCGTTATTCAAGCTGGTGGACGCATTTACGGCGCTGTACTACGCCGCTGCGCCTGGTGCCGCGTGAGGGGGAGACGGGACGCGGCGCTCATTACCGCATGTTTCGTCGCCTTTGTGCTGTTCCTCACGCTGCTAGGCGGTTTTTTATGGGTGAACTAACGATGGACACAGACCTGATTGTCCTGTCCGTGCTGCTGGTCGGCGGCTGGGGGCTGCTCTACGCCCTGGCCCAGTGGACGGTGACCCAGCGCGACGGCCCGCCACTCAAGGACGACACGCTGCTGACCACGCGGAAGTACGCGACGTGGTGGAACCTGCCGGAACACCGGCCCTGGTGGAAGTGAGATTCACACGGGGGCCAGTAACCAGCGGCAGTCCCACGGCGCGGCATCGCGTGGGGTTGGTGAAGTGAGTTCCGATGCCGTCACGCAGCCGTCAGCGAAGTAGTGGCCTCCACTACAACGACGATGCAAGACGAGGCGAACGCCGGTCCGAGGTTGCGACTAGGCGTGACAGCCCGGAGAGACGGGCACTAGGGCCTCCGGACGCAGCAACAGCGCACGCTGCTCAGGCGTACGACGACGGAGTGGAAAGGCGCTGCCGGAACGCCGCGTCAAGGCGTGACAGGCCGGAGAGACGGCCGTACAGGGAAACGGCCCTGTGGCAAGCAGGGCCGCGACTGCGAAGGTAACGAATGGAGAGACCAGCATGACACAGCCGGTGAACCCGACGCAAGCGCAGGCCGACGCCCTCGTGGGACGCCTACGCCCGGCCACCTTGCACGTCGAGGTGCACAAGTTCGGCATCAACGTCTTCGGCGCCGATGGGGTGCTCGTCGCGGGACTGCCGGTGGAGCGGATCGCCCGCGGCCCGGTGCATGTAGCGGAGGGGTTGGTCGAATTGCTGCGGCGGTTGAACTTTTCGGTGACCGCCGAGGTGCTGCGATGAGCGCCTGGACGCCCGGCCCCTGGGTCTTCGACGGGGAAGTGGCAGTGAAGTCCGCGCCGCTGACGAAGGCCATCAGCTACACCACGGCGGACGGCACGACGCACCACGGCGAGACCGGGCTGGTGGCGCTGGTCTACGCCTGTGCTCCTGATGGCGATTTCAAGACTGGCACGGTAGACGCGAATGCGCGATTGATTGCCGCCGCGCCGGACCTCTACGCGAGCGTGCGTGAACTGCGGGAGGCCGTCGCCGCGGCGATGCGGGTGGTGGCCGACCTCGACACGATGCACCTGTTGGGCGCGAGCGCGGAGGCGCGACAACAGCGGTTCGCCGATGAGTTGAAGATCGCAGGGGTCGCCAACGGCTTCGGCAAGCGTGCCGACGATCTGCTGGCGCGCATCAACGGATCGGCGGTGACCTCATGACCCTCCCGGCTTCGATGTGGACCGCCCCGCACGACCCCGCCGATACCGATCCGTTCGGGATCGACGCGGCTGAGCGACAGGCGCAGGACGCCGACCGGGAAGCGCGGTGGACCGAGTTTGTCACCCGCTGCCAGGACTTTGCCGCGCTCGAGCCGCTGGGGTATGCCGCCGTGCTGTCGGCGGTGTCGCGGGCCATGCGCGAGGAGCTGCCGCGATGACGACCACGACTCATTCATCTACGTAGCGGAGTCTTCATGAAGATCATCAAAGCCATTGAGGCTATCCCAGTTGAGCATCCCGTGTTCCTCATCTTCGGCCAGCCTGGCATTGGCAAGACGTCGCTGGGCTACTCCGCGAAGGATCCGCTGCTGCTGGACTTCGACAAGGGCGCGCACCGAGCGGCGAACCGGCGCGACACGCTGGTGATCACGAACTGGAGCGACGTCGAAGAGCTGATGACCCAGACGACGGTGCTGGAGCCGTATTCGACCATCACCGTGGACACCGTGGGCCGTTGCCTTGACGTGATGACCGCGGATATCGCACAGACCGACCCGAAGAAAGCGCCCGGCGGCAACCTCTCGCAGCAGGGGTGGGGCGTGTTGAAAAACCGTTTCCGCACATGGACGGCGAACCTGCGCACGCTCGGCAAGGACGTGCTGCTCGTGGCGCACGACAAGGAAGACAAGGACGGCGATACGCGCATCGTGCGGCCGGACATCGTCGGCGGATCGTACGGCGAAGTGATGAAAGTCGCGGACTTCGTCGGCTACTGCTATATGGCGGGCCGCAAGCGGATCCTCGACTTCAACCCCACCGACCGCTGGATCGGGAAGAACCCGGCAGGCTGGGCGCCCTTTGAAGTGCCGCCTGTCGGGAAGGCGCAGCAGTTCATGGCGGACCTCTTCGACAAGGGCCGTGAAGCCCTCGGGGACATCAGCGAGGAGAGCGCCAAGGTCGTCGCCCAGGTCGAAGCGTGGCGCACGAAGATCAGCAACTTCACGACGGCCGAGGAGATGAACACGGCGATCGCCGAGATCAAGCAGCTGCCACCGATCGTGCATCCGCAGGTCGCCAAGCTGCTGCTCGACCATGCGCCGACGAAGGGGATCGCCTTCGACAAGGCGAAGAAAGCGTTCGTCGCCGCAGCGGCGGCGTAGAGGGCGCCATGCGCATCAGCACGACGACGTTGGAATCTTTCCGGCTGTTTATGCAGCCGGAGCAGGAGTGGATGACCGAGGACAGCTTGCGCGACAGCATCCTTGGGAAGTTCGTCCCGACGCACCAGGTGCAACTCGGCAAGGCGTTCGGCCAAGTGCTCGAGAACCCGGAGCGGTACGCCGTCTCGCGCGGCTACCGCTGCGATGGGTTCGAGTTCGGTGAGGACGTCATGGCACCGTGTCTCGCGCTGATGGATCGGCGCGGCGTCTACGAAGCAAAGGCCACGAAACAGTACGACGACTGCACCGTGGTGGCCTGCGCGGATCAACTGGTCGGCGCGCATCTCCTTGAGCACAAGACGACGCTGTCCACGTTCGACGCGGAGAAGTACTTGGACAGCTACCAGTGGCGATTCATGGCCGACATCTTCCAGCCGCGCAAGATCACGTATCACGTGTTCTGCCTGTACGAGTCGGCGGGGAACGGCGTCATCGAGTTGCGGAGCATCGAGACGTTGCCGCTTTATCCGTATCCCGAGCTGCACGCAGACTGCTGTGCGCTGGTACGGCAGTTCCGCGACTACGTCATCAGTCGGGGCCTGGACGGCTATCTGCGGCAGCGACAGGTGGAAGCCGCGTGACGCAGCCTGTGCCGAAGTGGCTCGGCGTCGTGGATACCAAGGGCCACCTGCACCTGGATGAGCGGCGGGACTTCGACCGCTATCTGCGCACGCTGACCGGCAAGGAAGTCGAGATTGTCGTGCGACGGCGGCAGTACAAGCGCACGCTCGATCAAAACGCGTACTGGCATGGCGTCTGTTTCCCGCTGCTCATGGAGCACTTCGGCTATACCGACGTCGCGCAGTTGAAGCTCGATCTGATGGGGACGTGCTGGGGCTGGACTCGATCGCCGGTAACCGGGAAGGAAGTCCCGATCAAGCCGTCGACCTCGGCGATGAGCCTTGAGGAAGGCACGCACTTCACGGACTGGCTGTTGACGTGGAGCGCGGAGGAACACGGCGTGTTCATTCCCAGCCCCGAGAAGGTGGCGGCGTGATGTTCCCGAAGCCCGCGAAGGGCTCAGCCTGGACGGAGCGCCGCGATCGTCGCAAGGCGGTGGAAGCCTCAGAGGATGCCGAGAAGCAGACCGTGCGCCTGCGGGACCGCGTCTGCCGCTGGCCGCAGTGCGGGTACTGCCGGAGCTACAAACCGCGGCTCGAAGTCGCGCACATCAAGGCCAAGGGGCAGGGCGGGGACCACGGCGTGCGGTCGACGGCGGATCAGATGATCCTGCTCTGTTTCCTCAGCCATCAGGGGTCAGACGGGCTCGAGCGCCACGAGCGGGACGTGCGACCGTTGACGAGCGCGGGCACCAACGGGCCGTGCGAGTTCTGGCAACGCGACGCGTTGGGCACGTGGTACCTCGTGGCCCGCGAGCGAGCGCCTTTTGTGTACGAGCGCGACTGATGTCGATTGCCCGCTACGCCGCGAAACGCGACGCCAATGAGGCCCAGCTTGTAGACGCGCTCCAGCGTCTCGGCTGGTCGGTGCTCAAAGTGTCGGAACCCGGGGCGCCCGATCTGGTGTGCGGCCGTGGTGCAGCGTTAGTACTGGTGGAAGTGAAGGGCGACAAAGGCCAGCTCCGTGCATCGCAGCGGCGGTTTCGCGAACGCTGGCGCGGGCCGGCTCCGGTCGTGGTGCGGACCTTGGCGGATGTGGAGGCGCTGCGCTAGATGACCTTTCGCCCTTCGCCGATTCCTTTTCCTTATCGTCGTGCTGGACGGTGGCGCACGATTGATCTTCTCTCTCAGTACGACGCGATCCCACGCGAACCCGGTGTGTACGTCTTCATCCGGGATCGCCGTGTGGTGTATGTCGGAATGTCCGCGAATCTCCATGCGCGGTTAGCGGCCTACCGCCCACGGCGACGTCCCGTCGATTACGACACCGACGATCACAGCCCAGTCCTTCATCCCTACGCGGACGGATCGATCTTGAAGATTAGCGTCTCGCGTCGATATGGCGACTGGCTGATGCGTGAATTGCGGCTGATCCGGAAACTTCGTCCGTTGCACAACTTGGCGGGTCGTGAATGAATGGCGCAGGGAAGTTACTGGCCGAATGGTTCTGGACGGATCGGTGGATTGGCTCATCGGCGTTTCTGTTACCGATTGAGCCTCGAGGCTTGTATCGCGAAATGCTGACGCAAGCCTGGCGACGTGGCGGACGCTTACCCAATAACTACGAAGCCATTCGTCGGGCGATTGGCTGCACGGTCGTGGAGTGGAAGCGGTGTTGGCCGCTAGTCGAACGATATTGGCGCGTTGAGGGCGGCGATCTGATCAACGACACACAGGTAGAAATTTGGGCCGAGGCGCACGCCGCGCATCTCCGCGCAGTGGATCGAGGGCGAAAAGGTGGTCGAGCGAAGGCGGGACGACGGCAGACCTACGGCGTAGAACAAGCACAAGAACAAGTAGAAGAACAACTAGTAGAACAAGCAGTAGCGCAAGGTGTGCTCGAGCACGAGCCTCCGTCTCCGTCTCCGTCTCTGTACCAGCAAACCCCTAAGGGGTTTCCTGGTACGGCTGTCGATCGCGATCGGGTGGATCCGGTGATTGCTGAGAAGGCCGGACGCTTTCTCGAGCGCTATCCCGAGATTTACGCCAAAGCCCGATCCGGGGCGCATTACCTCCTCCGTCCGGCGCGTGATTTCGCGTACGCCTGTCAGCTCGTCGCCGGTTGGCCCGACGACGCGCACTTGGACCGCATCGCGGAATTGTTCCTGGTGCGCGAGGATATCGGCGACAAAAACAAACCCGGCACACCCGGCCAATTACTCCACATGGCGCCGGATTGTGACTCACTGCTCCGCAAAGGGGCCCGGCGATGACGGACACGGCCCCCTACGCCAATGTGAACCTGGAGCGCCAAGTGCTGGGGCAGATGCTGCGATTCTCGGGCGCCTTCTCGGCCTATAGCGCCTGTGATCTGCGGCGGGAGGACTTCTTCCGTCATGTGCATCGGCTGGTGTTCGATGCGGTGACTGCCGTCGCGGGTCGCGGGGACGTGCCTGATCTCGTGAGCGTGGGGCTCGAGTTGCGCAAGGCCGGGACGCTCGAGGACGTCGGGCCGGCGTACTTTTCGGCGCTGGTCGATCAGGCGATCGCTCCTCGAGCAGACACAGCACTCGTGGTCACGGCGGAACTCGCGGAACTGGCAGGGAAGCGGGCCGTGGCCCAGTCGCTCGGCGAGTCGCTGGAGGACGTCGCCGTGATCGCCGAACAGGCCACGACGCGGCGTACGGATGCGCGGCGCGTGTTCGATGCGGCGGCGCAGCTCGAGCTGGTGGACACCGATACGCACCGGGACGCGGGGGCCCAAGTCTGGCTCGGGATGCCCGCTTTGGATACCGCGCTCGGGGGGATTCGGCGGGGGGAAGTGCTCGGGCTGATGGCGCGGCCGGGGATTGGCAAGACGCTGATGCTCTGCCACGTCGCGCGGCGCATGGCCGACGAAGACGGCATCGGGCATGTGTTCTTTTCGCTCGAGATGCCGGGGGCGCAGATTGTCGATCGGCTGGCGAGTGCGGCCTACGAACTCTCGCGCACGCAATTCCGGGAACGGCTGCGGAGCGGGATGCTTGATCGGGACGAGTACCTGCGGACGTTCGAGCGCTTCGTGCTGGTCGATGCGCCGGGACTTTCGGTCGCGCAAATGGCGATGAAGCTGCGGCAGATTCAGGCGGGGCCGCTTCGGGGGGTACCGATTCGCCTGGTGACGATTGACCATCTCGGGTTGGTGGGCGGCGATCGCAAGATGACGACCTACGACCGCGTGAGCACGCAGGCGCGGGAAGTCAAGGAACTCGCGAAGCGGTTTGAGTGCAGCGTGGTCATGGCCGTGCAGGTCAACCGGGACCAGGGCGGCGACGGCTCCCGCGAACTCGGACTCGGGGCGGCCCGTGATTCGGGCGTAGTCGAGGAAGCGATGGATTACCTCGTCGCGCTCCGGCGATTCGATCGGTCCCAAACGCTTGAGCCGTACGACCGCGAACGCTACCGCGATGTGCTGTTCGCCAAAGTCGTGAAGCATCGGCACGGCACGCCGGACAGCGAAGTGGCCTTGCGGATCGACGCGCGCACACTGGCGCTGACGGAAGACCGCACGATTGAGCCGCCGGATCAGGACGTCAGGGCGATTGCGGCGAAGCTGGGGCGACGTCGATGAACAGTCCCGCCGTCAAAGCCTTGGCGAAGCTCGACGCCGTGATTCAGCACTACCGCGTGAAACTGGCCGAGGCGGAACGGGTCCGGGCGGCATTGGTCGTGGCGATTCGCTCGGAGGTGAAAACCGAAGCCCGGGACGTGCGCAAGGCGCAAGCGGGGGACCACGATTAGGAGGTTGAGTGAAACTCACCGATGCACGGTTAGTCGAGCTGCGCGGTCAGCAACTCCCGCGCGTGAACTTTCGCGATGTCATCCGAGCCACGGACGGCACGCCCTTGGAGGATGCCTTACCCACTGAGGACATCGCGGCGCTGGACGCGTACTTCCAACGCTTTGTGGACGTCGCGACGTGCATCTGCTGCGGCAGAAAGCAGGGCGGGACGTTAGTGGACCAGTTGCTGGGAGAAGCGTGTTTTACATGGGGGCTGACACACGGGGAAGGGTATTGCCGCAACTGTGGGTATCCGGCGCGTGCCTATCATCGCGATGTCGGCCCGATTCAATTTATCCAAGCCATTCTGCAATACCACCCCGACGAATTGATGCTGCGAGCTGAGCGCAAGGCGCAAGCGGGGGACCGGGACTGAGGGCGAAATGCAGTTGGTGTTGAGTTTATTTCCTGGCATCGGCCTGCTCGACATGGCCTTCGAGCAGGAGGGCTTCTGTGTCGTGCGCGGGCCGGATCTGCTGTGGGGCGGAGACCAGCGGCGGTTTCACCCGCCGGCCGGGAAGTTCGACGGCGTGATCGGCGGCGATCCGTGTCCCGCGCATTCGCATCTCGGGCTCGTCTCCGCGCAAGCCGGTTGTGAGGTGTCGCCGGATCTGTCTGGAGAGTTCGCGCGATGCGTGATCGAGGCCAGTCCCGAATGGTGGCTGCGCGAGAACGTACCGGGAGCGCCGATGCTCAGCGTGGATGGTTATGCGACGCGCCGCACGGAACTCGAGAACCGGTTGCATTGCGGTGGCATTCAGCGGCGGCGCCGCGTTTTTGATTTTGGCACTCGTGCGGGTTGGCCTCTCGCGCTGGAGTGGTGGCGGCCTGCCGTGGCGGCCCAATGCGTGCCGACGGTGACGGCGAACGCCACGATCTGGAAGGGTGGTCGCGCGTTCGGCGACAAATCGGACCGCTACCTCCGCGACGTCATGCTACCGGCGCAAGGGTTGCCCGCGGACTTTCTGTCTGATGCGCCGTTCACAGTGGCCGGCAAGATTCGGGTGGTGGGTAATGGTGTTCCGCTCCCCATGGGCCGTGCCATCGCCAAGGCCGTGAAAGCCGCGACGGCCACTGAAAGGCAGATCGCATGAGTGATCCCATCCTCGCCGAGCTCGACGCCATCCAGGCGGCCGTCGATCGCATCCGGCAGGCGGTGCAACCGGAGGAACCCGTAGGCCGTCCCGTTACCACCAGCGACGAGCTGCACGCCGGTCTGCTCGAGGGCGGCACCCTCCTGTTGCAGGCGGGGACACGGTTTGAGGGGCGGTTTGTGGTGTCCCAGTCAGGCACCACGCTGGTGGGGAATGGCGCTTGGCTGCACGGGGTGCAGGGGCCAGCGCTGTATGTGCCGCCGGGGGTGCATGACTTCAGGGGGCTGGATTTCTCGGCGACGTCGGACGTGGGCGAGGTCATCACGCTCGGCGCCAACAACGCCACGCAGACGCAGCTGGAGCAGATTCCGCAGCGCATCACCCTGGAGCGCGTGCGCATCCCGGAGCATCATCACCGCTACGCGCACCGAGGCATCTACAACTGCGCGGCCGACACGCAGCTGCTCGACTGCGAGGTATTGAACGTCTGGTCCCCGGTCGGGATTGAGACGCACTGCGTGACGAGCCTCAACACGATCGGCGCGCTGCTCGTACGCGGCGGTTCGTATACGGGTGCGTCCATCAACCTGATGGCGGGCGGTGAGGCGACCCGGCTGCCGGCGGGCACGCACATCACCAACGTCACCTACGAAGGCACGCCGGAGCGCTACCTGCAAATAACCAAGCCCCCGGAGCTGTTCACGAACGACACGAACGAGAACCTGAAGAACCTCGCGGAAGTCAAAGACGGCCACGACGTGACGTTCCGCTACGTCGAGATGGCGGTGAGCAGCGGGCCGATTCAGCGCGGCTTCGGGTCGATGCTGACGCCGAAGAGTGGCGGCAGTGTGCGCAATATCACCTACGACCACGTGTGGATGCACGACGTCGGTTCAGCTATCAACATCAGCGGACGGCAGCCCAACGTGCCGGAGGGGCCACGGACCACGGGCATTCGCATACTCCACAGCCGCTTCGACATCCAGCACCAGGCGGCCGAGGGCGAGCAAGGGTGGTTCCTGCTACTCGCGGGTGGCGTCGGGACGGTGGACGTCGAGGATACGGTGATTCTTCTGACGGGCACGTCGTTGGTGGTGGTGGATGACAGACAGCGCATCGAGCGGTTGGCGTTTCGACGCTGTCGGATCCCGCGCTGGCCGCGCTATGGGGTCAAGACACCGCTGGGGAACCACGCCGCCCGGTGGCAGGAGATTTTCGACGTCCTGGAGTTCACGGACTGCGTGATTGGCGGGGCGCCGGCCAGCTTCAAGGCGCTGTTCCCCCAGAACACGTACACGGAGGCGGCGTGAGGCTGGGAAGTCGCGTCATCGTTCGCGTGGCCGCCGCAAAATTCTCGGGACGACGCACAGGCCGTCCGGGTCGGCGTTCGTCGCTGTACGGGGCGCATGGTGCGTTTGAGAGGCATTCTGGGGTGGCCGCATGACCGCCCGTGCCGGCTGGCAGGCCGAGGCCGAACGGATCGCCGCACGCACATCCATTGCGACATCGCCGTATAAGCGGTTGTCCGTTGGTGAACTCACTGCGGCCATTCTCGCCCTCTGCGATCGCGTGGCGCAGGAACAGTACATGCTCTGCGACGGCTCCTGCGACATCGAATTGGCGCGGCGGCAGGTTGGGCCGGATGGCGTCGTGCCGGGGAACGCCCGCGAGTGCGCGGAACTCTGGCATCAGGAGGCAAGGCGGCTACGTGAAGCGTTGCGCGTGGCGCAAGAGACGCGGGAGGAGGCTCAACGGCGTGGCACACCGTGGCCAATAGATGCGGTGCTTCGTCGTTTGGCGGATGCTGCCGACCACTTACTCCACGCACACGATTGTGACTGCCAAGGTCACGAAGGGATCGCTGTGGCCCGCGATCGTGCCCGTCAGTATGCGGATGAATTGGTCGCCTCAGCCCCCGCCGTCCCCTCGGAGGATCAGCCATGATGACGGACGATCACAAGACTTTGGGTTTGCCCGTCAGGCGAGGGCACGAAGCGACAACCAGCCTCCTGAACCGGGAGCGACGGTGACGCAACAGACGACAGCCACGGAACCGCGCTTTTTCCGGCAGTGGTCCATGCCGACTGCGGAAACGTTTGCGCTTCCGCCGGTGTCCGCGCTCCTGGATCGGTGGCTGACAGGCTGCGTCGTGATTGTCGATCCCTTTGCGGGGAATAGCACACGTGGCACGCATCGGAACGACTTGAGCCTTGCCACCGACGCTCAGTGGCATTTAGACGCGCGGGATTTTTGTTGGGAACTCCAGCGCACCGGCGTGGTCGCCGACGCCGTGCTCTTTGATCCGCCGTATAGTCCGCGCCAGGTCGCGGAGTGTTATGCGGGAGTCGGGCGTGCCGTGACGAAGGCCGATACGCAGAACGGGCGCCTGTATCGGGAGGTGCGCGACGGCCTGCATCAACTCCTGCGGCCTGGTGGCGTGGCGATTAGTTGCGGATGGAACTCGGGTGGATTCGGGTCCGCACGTGGGTATGTCCTCCTGGAAGTCCTACTCGTGCCGCACGGTGGCGCGCACAATGACACCATCGTGACCGTCGAACGCAAATGCGCCAGCGGTGACGTTCAGGAGGCTGGTTCTCCGTGAGCAGCCACACCAAACGGGCAAATCATGATCGTTCAACACCGTCGGGATCAGCCATGACGCGCCCCCGTGACGCGGCGGGACGGGAGGAGAGGGCCTTGATCTGCGTGACCTGCCGACAGCCAATTCTATTGACGGATGAGTGGAGTTGGCTGGATACCCGGCGGCGCGAACCGGAGCATGATCGCTGTTTCGCTGAGCGGTTTGCGCGCATATTTCCGATGGCCCCGAGGGCTGACCGATGACCGATCCCACCCCGGACAAACACATGAAGCCGATCCCGATGGACGGGATCGATTGGGGGACGGGCCCTGATCTTATCGGGTTGCGATGTCCCTTCAACGCAGGCGCTTCCGTGAGCCTCTATACCTCGTGGGCCGACGTGCCGGACTGGTGGCCCTGCACCTGCGGGGCTGAACACGCGAAGACGCCGAAAGTGAGCGAGACGTGACCGATCCCACCTCGGACGTGCGCGCGATCCTCGATGCACGATTCTGTCTGGCCGACTTGGAGCGCAACACGCCGCAGTCTCCCATCACCGGGATGCTCCGAAACCTCCTCGCCCTGCTCGATGCGCGGGAGCAGCAGATCGCTCGCGCCGAACGCATGATCGAGAACGGCTACGAAGTGACGCCGGTCGGGGAGGACTGCGGCGGGTTCCCGTCCAAGCTGGAGAACTACATCCACCAGATGTGGAAGCGGGAACCAAAGGTCGCCACCCTCACGCAGGAACGGGACGCCCTATTGGGCACGCAGTCGGCGCACGACTCGCTCACGCGGGTGATTGCTGAGGCGGTCGGTGACGGCGATCCGTCTGGACCCTATTGGGAGGACGGGGTGCGGTTTTTGGCGGGACAGATCGAAGGACTGCGGCAGGAGCGCGCCACGCTGACCGAGGCGCTGCGGGGACTGGTAACGACGTGGCGAGAGGCGCAGTCGCACCCCTTCGCATGGCGAGACATTGGCGTTGGGGATTGCATATCGGCCATCGACGCCCTGCTCGTCTCGTCTCCCGCCGCCGAGGAGAAGCTGGAACGCTCAGGGGCCGACGTGAAGAACCCCTACGCCGTGGGGATGGCCCAGGCGAAGAAGAGCGCCGCGAAGAAGAAAGGCTGATGACCTCAGGCTTTCTGCACTCCTCCCGGCTGCATCTGTGGCTGGTCTGGCTCTGGCTCGTCCTCCTGGTGCCGACGTTGCTCTGGTGGCGGGAGAGCATCGTGTATCTCGTGCTGCTCAGTTGGTGGGCAAACTTCGCGAGTCACTGGGCGGCGTACCAAGCTGCCAGGGCTGAGGAACATGGCTGACCTCACGCCGAAACGTCAATTCGCGGCGCTGTACATGCTCGGCCGTCACTGCGGCTTGTGGGGTGGACGTGTCCAACTCCCTGAAACTGAAGCGCTTCGGGGACGAGTGCCGGTTTCAGAGTTGGTGCTGCTGTTTTGGATTGTCGTGGTCAGCCGCGATAACGTGGGTCGCGCCGCCGCGATGCTGCTCTTGGATTTCTATCGTCCAGGCTGGCGCACAGGGTTACCTGATGAGGCGCTGGGATTTGTGGTTGACCGTGAAGCTCCAGACGTGCGTCATTGGCGAGCCGCTGTGCTCAGGCGCGACGGGTGTTGCCAGCGGTGCGGGGTTACGCGCCATTTGCAGGCGCATCACATCGTGCATTGGGCGGTGGCGCCGCCCTTACGGCTAGCCCTCGACAACGGCTTGACCCTGTGCGCCGGTTGTCATAGTGCGGAGCACCACCCATGAGGCCATTGACACCGAAGCAGCAACGATTTGTCGCGGAATACCTCAAAGATTTGAATGCGACACAAGCCGCCATCCGTGCGGGGTTTTCCGAACGAACGGCCGCGCAGATTGGTTATGAATACCTGAGAAAACCTCAGATTGCCGCCGCTGTGGCTGAAGCGACCGCCGCCCAACTTGAAAAGGCCGACTTGTCAGCAGCGCGAGTCAAGGAAGAGATGCGCCGCATCGGGTTTTTTGATGTCCGGTCGCTGTTTCACTCCAATGGCCGCTTGAAGGGGATGCATGAGTTGAGCGCGGAACAGGGAGCCGCGATTGCCAGCCTGGAGGTCATCGTCAAGAACGCCGAAGCCGGAGACGGCCATCAGGACGTTGTCCACAAGCTGAAGGTCTGGGATAAGCCGCGCGTGCTGGAGATGCTGGGCAAGCACTTCGGGCTCCTCGTGGAACGGCTTGAGCATCAGGGCGAACTGCGGATCTCATGGGAGGAGTAGCCCCTGCCGCGCTCGTGCGTGAGGTCAAGGTGCCGTATAAGCCCCGGATGTGGGCGCGGCCGTTCCATGCGTCGTTCGCTCGCTTTGCCGCGCTGGTTCTTCACCGCCGGGCCGGCAAGACGACGTGCGTGATCAACCATCACCAGCGGGCCGCGACGAATGACGACTGGGAACGTCGGCGCCTGCTCGCGCTCCAGCCTGCCTTGACTGAGCCCGAGCTGAAGGAACTCGTCCGACCGCCGGGTGGACGCCACTACGGCCATGTCATGCCGTTGCGCACGCAGGCCAAGCTCGTGGTGTGGGACAAGCTCAAATACTACGCGCAGGCGATTCCGGGCATCCGGGTCAATGAGTCGGAACTGCTGGTGCGCTACCCGAACGGGAACAAGCTGCAGCTGTTCGGCGCGGACGATCCTGATGCGCTCCGCGGCCCTGCCTTCTCGGGCCTGAGCTTCGATGAGTATTCCCAGCAGCCCCGCAATATCTTCTCGGAAGTGCTCTCCAAGGCGCTGGGCGACCATCTGGGCTACGCCATCTTCGGCGGCACCATCAAGGGACAGGATCACCTGTGGCAGACCTACCAGGCGGCGAAGGACAGCCCGGACTGGTTCGCGCTCTGGCAGGACATTGACCGCTCGCTGGCGACCGAAGAGGGCGTGACGATCAAGCTGCTCGAGCAGGCGATGGCCGATGACCGGAAGCTGATCGCGCAAGGCCTGATGACCGAGGAGGAATTCGAGCAGGAGTGGTATCTGTCCACCGACGCGGCGATCAAGGGGCAGTACTACGCCAAGGAACTGCGCACCGCCAAGGAGCAGGGGCGGATCACGGCCGTGCCGTATGACCCGATTCTGCCGGTCGATACGGACTGGGATCTGGGCGTGGGCGACTCCACCGCCATCTGGTTCTCGCAGAGTCTGCGAGGTGGCGAGGTGAGGCTGATCGACTACTACGAGGCGAGCGGGGAAGGCTTGCCGCACTATGCGGGTGTGCTCCAGCAGAAGGGCTACGTCTACGGCCAACACTGGGCGCCGCACGATATCGCGGTCAAGGAACTCGGCTCAGGCCGGACGCGGATCGAGACGGCGGCTAGCTTGGGGATCAAGTTCACCATCTGTCCGAACCTGAGCGTGGATGACGGGATCCATGCGGTGCGGATGCTGTTCCCGCGGCTGTGGTTTGACGAGAAGCGGACAGCGGTCGGGGTCAACGCGCTGCGGCACTACCGCAAGCGGTTCAACGCGACGCTGCAGGAGTTCACCGGGACGCCGCTGCACGACTTTGCGAGCCACGGGGCGGACGCGATGCGCTATCTCGCGGTGCGACACCAGACGCCGCGAGACAAGCAGACGTTGCCTCCACCGGCCCGCTACGGGGGCGATCCCGCCCATGCCTGGATGGGGTGAAGGAGCACACGATGGAACAGCAGGACGATCCGCAGGCGCGCCAGCGAGCCGCTGAGCAGCTTCAGGATGGCGACTGGACGCACGAGCGGGTGGACGAAGTCGCGCAGCTCAAGGCGCAGATCGAACAGCTGGAAGCCCGCCTAGATGCCCGTCTGGAGGCTCTGGAGAAGCGCGTGGCCGACTTGGACGATCCGGTGCGGCACTGATGGACCCTGCCGTCCCGACGCTCCCCACGCCCGCGCAGGGGGTGCAGTTCCGCCCGCCGCCCCCGGAGTATCTGCGCGAGGTGACGTCGAAGATCAGCGAGGCGGTGGCGCAGATCCCGGCAGGGAAGTCGGGGGCGCTGATCGGCGTGGTGACGCAGCGCGGGGCGAATGCGGTGCTGGTGGCGAAGGTGCGCGGCGACTGGCAGACCATGGCGTACGTGGGTAAGTCGTGGGGTCAGCCCGTTGAGGTCGGGGCCGCTATCCTGAAGACTTGGTGACGCGCGGCGTGCCGATCGGCGTCGTCAATGTGTGTTCGACAGACCATCCGGTGTAGAGCCGTCGAAAGAGGGCGTATGGATTACAGCCGAGGATACGTGCCCATTCGGTGACCGTATGCGTTTGTCCTTGCCACGTCAGGCGATGATTCGATCGCATGTTGTTCATCTGGGTGATCTTGTCGGTCCAGCGAACGTTGCCCGGTTCATACCCGCGGTCATTGTCGATACGGTCCAGCGTGGCAGTTGTGGATGGCTTCGGTCCCACGTCAGCTAGGAATGCTGCGAAATCCTCGCGCCATTCGGGCGCCACATGAATGCCGCGCGCACCGTACCAGCGGTATTGGCGGCAGCCGGAGTGATGGCACCGTCGTCGAATGTGCTGCCAGACCGTGTATTCGCGATAGTAGGGGTTGCGTTCCTTGCCGATAGCCGCGCCATGCTTGAGACGGCGTCGCGACACCGTTTCACGTAGTAGGCATCCGCACGATCGCGTCCGACCGTTTCGGAGGTGATCAATGCGCACGTCTTTCTCGTGTCCGCAATCACAGCGACACCGCCAGTATTCCGGGCGCACCGGTTTCAACGCGACGAATCGCCCGAAGCGCTGGCCGGTGAGATCAAGGCTCTGCGGCATACGACCGGAGGATATCGCGCTAAGGGAAACAATGGGGAATCAAAATGTCTGATTACCTGACCCCGAAACAACTCTGCCAGCGTTGGGGGCTGGAGCGTCGTGCGGTCTACCGTCGCCTGCGCCGGATGCCCATCCTGAAGCAGAATGCCCGGGTAATCCGCATCGCGGTCGAGGACGTGCAACGGCTGGAGCGGGTCTGGCGGATCCACGGCTGGGTGCCCCGCGAAAATAGTTAGGCGCACATAGGCACAGTTAGTCACACCCCCCCTAGCCACGGGCAGTCTTTCTGTGCATCGTGGGCCGAATGGCCCGCGATCGCGATCCCCGCGACGACGACACGCCCGGCACCCCGCGAGAACGCCTGCTGCGCGAAGCCCTCGCCCACTTCAAGCTGGCCGATGAGGCCGACGCCGAGCAGCGCCGCCGCGAAATCGAGGATCTGAAGTTCGACGCCGGGCACCAGTGGCCCGCCGACGTCCTCGAAAGCCGCAAGCCGCATCACAGTCCGGCCGGGGTGTTCGTGCATGGCCGTCCCGCCTTGGTGATCAACAAGCTCGATCAGCCGGTGCAGCTGACGATCAACCAGCAGCGGATGGCGCGGTTGAGCATCAAGGTCAACCCGAAGGGGGACGGGGCCGATCGGGAGACCGCCGACGTCTTGGCGGGGCTGATCCGGCACATCGAAGTGGAGAGCGGCGCGCAGATGGCCCGCTCGTGGGCCTTTGAGCGGGCAGTGAAGTGCGGCCGCGGCTACTACCGGGTGCTGAAGCAGTACAGCAACGACGGGGACGACGATCAGGACTTGGTCATCAGCCGGATTCTGAACCAGCACAGCGTGTATCTGGATCCGCACCATCAGCTGCCGGACGGCTCGGATGCGGAGTGGTGCTTCGTCGTGGAAGACCTGCCGTACAGCCGGTTCAAGCGGCTCTACCCGAAGTCCAAGCTGAGCACGGCGGATGAGGACGACTTCCGCGGCTATGGGGACGACGCGCCGGGGTGGGTGACGGGCTCAGGCGCAGGGCGTACGGTGCGCGTCGCGGAGTACTGGTACGTCGAGCACTCAACCCGCAAACGCGTGCGCCTCGATGACGGCTCGTGGAGCTTCGAGGACGACGTCCCCGAGGGCCGGTCCGCCGCCGAGGGCGACGGCGCGCGCAGTCGTGACATTGACGTGCGCACGGTGAAGTGGTGCAAGCTCACCGCCGCCGACATCCTCGAGGAGCAGGACTGGGACGGCCGCTATATCCCCATCGTCCAGGTGCTCGGCAAGGAATACAACATCAACGGTGAGCGGGTCTATCTCGGGATGATCAGTGGCGCCAAGGATGCGCAGCGGTCGTATAACTACTTCCGCTCGGCGCAGACCGAAGCCATCGGCCTGGCGAAAAGCGCGCAGTGGCTCGTCGCGGAAGGACAGCTGGAGAACTACGAACGCTGGTGGCAGTCGCCCGAGAACCTGCCCTACCTGCCGTACAAGCCGACCTCAT